CTATATATCCACTTGTGGGTAAAATCTGAACATCCCCGTTGGCGTCAAGGTATGCATCGTGTATAATTTGTTCACTATCCTTGTTGAATAAATTTATACTTTTGGTTTCAATGATTTTGTCAAACACTTCTTTGGAAACATATTGTTCTAAATTGGCAATTTCAATCGGGGTGTTAGTCCAAGAACCATTCCACGCAAATACGCAAAATTGCCCTTGCCTTACGGTTATACTTGTGCCGAAATTGGCGTATGTACCCGCACCACCAATATAAAATACTTTTTGGTCGGGCGTTCCGGGTGTTGTGCTTGGTGTTGCAACTCCCATAAACTGATAACCAGCATTAACTGCTTTTAGTACAATTTGATTACCAATCAAAAGGTTAGTTCCACCAATTTCTGTATTTTGTGATACACTAACCGGATCAGCAATCTTAACTACCTGTGAACTCCACGCGCCATCATTTTTCTTAAACAGAATGACGCTGCCCTCCGGCACAGTGACTGAGCTGCCGAAATTGGCATAAGTGCCAGCAAAGCCCAGATAAAATTCCTTTTTATCATTGGAGTCCGGAGATGTGGACGGAGTGGCCACACCCATGAACTGAAAGCCCACAGTCAGCTCCTCAATGGTACCCAGGAGAGTGGCCTGCAAGGTCGCGCCGGTGATTGCGCCGGTGCCGTTAGTTTTAACGGCAGCCTTGATAGCATTTATCAATGAATCATAATTTGCCATAGTTATATCATTTATACGTTAAAATCAGTGTTGAAATCAGGTGCGTTTATAGGTCCGAAATCGTGATGATCTGCGGTGCCGGCCTCTAACGGACCAGTGCCGGCCAGCTCAATGGAGCTGGTTACATAGGTGCGGTGACGCGCAGTGACCGTATGCCTGGAGATATAAGCCTCACCGGTACGTGTATAAGCGTAGCCGTAAGGAGGCCCCAAAAACCGGTACTGCGGCTCATATTCTGGAGGATCACTTTTAGGATCTGGATGCGGAGCCACGCAGGAAAAACAGATCTGCACTTTTGTGCCGGCTGCAATCAGCGCGTCAAAATCCACCGGCTGCTCCACGTCACTGAGCAGGTGAGCGGACGTAACCCTCCAGCTCACCTTTTTTGGTTTCCGCTCGGCCCACTTTCCGCTTTTCCGGCTACCGGTCTCCTGCATAGACACATTGATGTCAAGCTCACAGTCAGTGGCGTAGGCCACCGCTTTCCATGAGCGGTCCGTCTCATTACGGAACATCACCACCAGATCCTGACCTTTTATCTTACTCATAACTTGCTATATACAGTTTAATGTGTTCCCTCTCATAATCACTCTCCATCCCCACTACCAGATATTTCTTTCCCTGATAAGTAACTATGCTGAACATCTGAATATCACTTGATTGGCTCACCTCCAGAGTCATCCACTTGCTCGGCTTGCTGTATGCTTTGACCAGGCTATCCAGCAGCCAGTATTCCGGCTGTGCCAGCTCTGTCTGTGCCTCATCACAGTACGTGAAAATCTCATCAGAGCCGATAGGCGAGTCACCGTAAAACAGATATGCACTGCTCGGCTCCACAACCACACCCTCCAGAGATGACAGATAGATGACAACCTCCTTATCATCTTTAAAAGATCTGCCGGTCAGGGAGCTGATGCGCAGACCGTCATTCTGATTGTCAGCAAATGAGTTATTGTAATAACCCACATTAAAATCAGACAGGAAATAAGTATTAACCTCACTGAATCCAGGCACAATGTCATCAGGAGCATAGATGGTGATCTCCAGACGGCCATTCATATCCTCTGATATGGGGATTACAAAGCCATTGGCACCCTCATACCTGTCATTGTTAGTGTTCCGTATCTTTCCGGCACTGCTGCTGTCAGCATCAACCTTTACCTTGATGATCTGAGTAGAATCCACCCAATCAGAGCCGTCATAATACTTATCACCAATCTTAATGCTCATCCTCAGATTACAGTTGGCAGTGCGCAGCTGTGTCATACCCTGACCATCCACCACTACACCTGACTCCTCAGATTCCTCCCAATCAATCCACCAGTTAGCCCTCACATAAGCCGATATACACAGGGCACCTCCAGCAAGAAACAATCCGGATTCAGGAGCCGTCATCTTCACCAGCGGAAGATAGGCAGGCAGCAAAACGCCGCTCTGCGCACCACTGGCTATCCGCTGAAAGCACAAACGCAGATATTTTGTATAATCCGGATTAGGATCAGCAGGTCCACTCGCTTTCAGGTATGACGCACCCTTAACAAGATCCGCACGCGGAATCTGATTGAAAGTTGAACCGGTAGGAGGAGTGTTAGTAGAAACTATCCACGCACTATGTTCAGAGTCATAGGCATAGCTGTAAAATACAGAGTTTTCAAACTCCGGACTAAGGAATTTCAAATGGCCATAAGCGGTTTCAACATGAGAATCAGATGTGACATTCTGATAGGTTGAAACTATCTCACCATTGAACAGCAGACGCGGATAAAGCTCCATCCCTGCATCCAGGGCAGCGCGGACAGTCACCTTTTTGCACCCATTGGAGATGCTGATCTTATGCTCAACACCATCAAAATCCAAAGAGAGCAATGACAGGCTCGGACGCTCCACCGCAGTCTGTGTGATGGATGCAGCATAATTGGCAGCCAGTGATGACAGCGCAGACCAGGTAATCTTATTGAATCCCTCAGCCGATATATCAGTGCGTGAATTTGTCAGCACCAGGTTTGCACCGTACTGGCTGGCAGTCCAGCCAAAATACGCACATAAGCGTGACAGGACAGTGTAATAGGACTCACCCACATAAAAGGTCCAGTCCGGATCATTGGTATTCTGTGACTGGTTCTTTTTGATGAAAGCAAAACGAGACAGACGGAGCCTAAATTCAGGGAACACAGCATATATATCCACCGATGCCATCTGTTTAGCCATAATGATATTATCCCAGCTGAAACCTGTTGCAGTAAGGATCTCCTTGATAAATGCTGCAATACTCTGCAAATCGGTGCCGTTATCCTGGATCTCCACAGACTCCAGCGCATTAAGCACGCCCATAACAGGGAAAGACACCTCACGCGGTGCCGGTTCCCAGGGCATAGTAAATGACTCCGGAGAGATATAACCGCGCCACTGCAACACATTATCCAGGTAGAACTCCACAGGACGGTCCAGCGCACCTAAAGGATGGATATCCTCTATGGCCTCCGCGACAATATCATTATCAATCACCCTCAGATAGCCGGTATCAGGTACCACCGGCTGAAAGAACTCTGTCTGCTGACGTGTGACAGAGAAAGCATTTGCAGCAGGCTCAATAGCAATGGGATCACCGCTATAACTGCTGTCATAGACCTTGACCAGACCGGTGCGGTCCGTCAGCGTCTTAAATGTTATCGTCCATCTTACTGCCATACACTTAACCCCTCAAAAAGCCTCATAGGTTACCTTTTGGCATTGAAAACCTCCTCCATGTGACGCGCCATAGTACGCATACGCTCCAGATCCTCCGGTGTAGTGACATCAATATCATCAGGCTCATCCCAGGGAAACTCAATAGACCACTCCTCACCTGTCAGCACCTTATGAACAAGACCGCCCAGCACGCGAGTCTGTTCCCAGCTCTGACGTGCGCGGCGGTCCTGACCGGCCAGATAGCTGTGAGCCTCGGCCAGTGTCATACGGTGCATAAAGTAAAATGGAGAGCAGCCGCCCTCACCAACTATCCTTTCGTAGATCTGGTGCGCGGTGAGGGCTTTTTTTTTGTGTTTTTCTCAGGCTCTTTCAACTCCATGCCTTTTGTCAGAATCTCCACACGCTTAGTGTAGAACTCCGTCAGCTCCTTATTGAGTGTCAGATCCTCCAGCACTGCAAGGAACTCCTCAAGAGTCAGGTCCAGAGCCTCATTGTCACACAGCAGTATGCAGTAAAACATCACATGGAGATGCAACGTGAGCAGCGGATTGAATCTGCGCTCCGGATGCTCACCCACCTGCATGATCTCCTCAAATTTGTACTGCGGCCCCCACCAGCCGCTCATATTGAACTGGTAATCCTTACCATTGATTTTGATAATCATCTTGCTTTAGTCTTTAAGTGAAATAAAGCAGCCCACGCCTCACACGCAGGCTGCCTCCAAACATTTATGTTTAAAAACTATTTTAATCAGTTGCCGCTGCCGGATGTCACCTCAGTAAGCGGTCCGTTACCGTCAAAGCTGATGGTCACGCTTGCAGCTGAACCCTTGTCACCGCCTCTGTCAAGACTGGTGATGAGAGCCTTACCTTTCCAGTAGCCTGCTGTCGGAAGCAGCCAGCCCTCTGGCGGCACGTCATTATTTGAGGCATTGCTGGGAATACCAAAGCTCACCTCAATCTCCGTTCCGGCAATCATCAGACGCAGCAGCTCATTATAGACCATATCATTACTGACGGCCTGATCTGCGCTATCAACAGACTGATTACTTGCGTTCCATGAGAGGCCCACTATGCCACCACTGCTCCAGTTGCCATCATCCTTTGTGTTGCCGTCACTTTTCTGTGCCTGGACGCTCAGGGTGCATGACTTTGACAGAGCTATCACCTTTGCTGTGCCGTTTTCAGTCTTAACCCACAGCATGAGGTTTTTTCCGTTCAATTCTTTGCGTTTCATTCGTCTATCGTATTAAAGGTTAAAGAAATCGTAAATACATACTTTGCCAATCCGTCATCATAATCCTCTGATGAGCCTATGAGAGAGCAGTCCAGCACCTCAAACATCTCATATTTGGCTGCTTTGCCCTCAAAGAGATAGCGTATATGGTTCATCCCCATTATGCCCTCATTGTATTTGTCTGTGAGCAGCACCAGAACCACCGTCACGGTATCATTGCTGTTACCGTCTTTCGTCTCATCCGGACGCGTACCGGTATTCTGATAAACCAGGAGCGGAAACGCAGGCGCAGAATCAGGCACAGCCACAGGATAAACTCTGCCCTTTAACTTTGCCCTTGTCACCGGATCTGCATCCAGCACCGCCTTGATATGTTGACCAATAAGCAAACTCATACACTAAACC